GTTCAACATCGTCGGGTACTAAGGCGGCTGACACTGCATCGTGCATTATTCGATGCTGATCTCTCAAAGTGTAGCCAGTCATGTCAAACGTAGCGAGATATGCTTTCGCTTTGTTCAACATGGCCTTTAACGTCTTAATTCCACCCTCTCTCAGGGGGAATGCGATGCGAAGGTAGTAGGTCAGATCATCGTCCGCAACAAATGTACGTGCGGCGACAATTTTCCTCTCCTTGCGACCAAAGGGTTTGACACCCTGTCTAACCTCCTCAGCTGCATATATGGGCTTATCACTGAGCTTTGTGCTCTTAGTTGCCATTGTTGCCTTGAGGCTAGCCCCTGCTGACTTCGGTAAGTCACGCTTGGGGATTTGTTCCACTTCTGCTTTAGTGGAGTCAACCTTGCACTCTCCCTTTTCAGGTGCCCTGGGCGGTGGTGCATTCCTTCCTTTGGGAATGAAATCCCCAAAAGTCGGTGGTGGGGGTGGTCGACAATGCATCCTAACGTTAGGCCTTGGTGGCCCACGCTCGAACTTCCCACTTGGTGGTGGGGGTGGTTTGCACTGCATTCTAACCCTGGGTCTCGAACTGCTCACAGGAGTAGCAGTAGATGGCCCACGACCGGACTTTCCAGCCGGACTTGAGGGTTGTCTCCGTCTCAGTTCTGGAGATTTTTGCGGAGAGGCAGTGGGAGCAGAGGGTTTGCCCTTGCCAGTTGGCTGCGAGCCTACATTCTTTGTTGTAGGCTGAGATGACCTTGGCAGGCGGGTTGACTGTTGACAACCATGCACTGAACCAAGTGGGGCCCTTTGTTGTAGCCCTGTGGCAGCGGCGGACTTGGCGGTTGAACTCTTGGAGCCAGTCCTTTTGACGACATTGATGCCGTAGGCTTTCAGAATCTCCTCCATCTCGCGTACCCTTTTCAGGAGTGAGATGTTCTCCTTGTTCAGGAGCGCGGATTCTTGGGCGGGTTTCCGGGGCTGATTCCCGTAATTCCCCTTCCCCCAACCTTTCCTTGAGTACACACGCGATTGTCTGTGTGGACCCCTGGAGTTTCCCAAATTGGGGGGGTTGGGAAGGTTCTCACCGAACGTAACGTTGCGTCGTTGTTTCCTGTTCGGGGATACATCACTCCCTTGGCCCGAAGGCCGCAAGGCTGGTTTAGGCGCTTGCTTACCTCTCATTTGCCCATGAGAGGGCGAGTGCACGCGAACACTCTCGTTTTGGGGGCGGCCAGCCACCTTGGAAGTGCCTGCCTTTGGAGCGGCCCTATTGCTAGGGACTCGCGCTCCTCCGGTGGATAACTTCCGTGGACTCGGAACCTCCTGACCATTTCCCTTTTCAGGGTCCGTGGCTACGGCTAAAGTGGGTGTCTTTC